TTCTTCTGGTATTTCTTTTAGTTTTTTCATTTTTTTCCTCCGTTAGTCTTAATTAAATCTGTAGCCTTTATACCATAAATTGCTGCCACAACGCTAACCCATAATGAAACTATCCACCATGGCATTTCCTGAAGTTTCATAAAATATAAATCTAATTTAGCTTGTATCTCTTCATCTTCAGCAAATACGGAGTAGAATAAAATAGCCAGAGGGGATGTCAATACTAAAAGTACAAATTCGTCCTTCCAGTCGCCTTTTTGATTCTTAGCAATTTGTCCGGTAAACTCTATTTCACCTTTTTTCATCTTTTCAGCATGCACAATCTGTGCTTCTGACATTATAATTTCAGATTTTTTCTTATTCTTGTAAATTTCAGCGCCAGTTTTAAGTGCAGTACCAATTATTGACCAAGGAAACATAATTACCTCTTCTTTTTACTCTTACCTGCTTCAGAAAGTGCGATTGCAATCGCTTGTTTTTTAGATTTTACTTTTTTCTTTGATTGTCCAATAGGTAATTTACCTTTTTTAAACTCTTTCATTACTTTTTTAATTTTTTTCTGTGCTTTATTCATTCCCACCTCTAAAAATTTTAACATTTGGCATTGTTGGAGCCCCATTTTTTATCATTGATTCCGTACTTGGAATAGTTTTTGATAAAATTGTCTTTTCAATTGATGTATCAGCTCTTAATTTTGCTAATTCTTCGTTCTGTTCAAGTTTTTCATCTTGATTTGCTTGATTCATCATTGCTTTCATCTTATCAAGATCCATTCTATCTTGAGATTCTTTTTCTTTTCTAGCATTTTCTTGTGCTCTAAGATCTAGTTCTCTTGCTCTTAGTTTAGCAATTGGATCATTATCAAATTGTGAAGTAATTTTTTTCTCTTCATTCATAAATTCTTCCATCATCTCTGCAATCAACTGTGCTTTTCTAGCTTCAATTCTTTGTTGAAGCATCATCATTTGATTTTGCATCTGTTGTGCCATTTGTGGATTTTGTTGCATCATCATTTGCATCTGTTGAAGTTGTACTAACTCATCTCTAAATTCTAATTCAATTTGTTCTTGAGCCATTAAACTAATATGTTCAAAAATATTTTTTTCTAAACTTGCCATAACCATTGGATTATTTCTTGCAATGTTTGTTGCCATGAAATTTAAGTGAGCTGTGATATGTGCTCTGTGGTCTTGACCTGGAAATGCTTGAAACTGTTTGCCACCTAAAGCATCAATATGTTCTAACGCTGGATCTTTTGGCATCGGTTGCATTGGTTTGATTAAAACATTATCAATATTTTTTACACCTAACGCTTCATACATATTTCTATATGCAGCATATAAATTGTGCATCTGTGGATTAGATTGTGCCAGTTGCAATTCCGTTTGCGCAATGGAAATACGCTGTGTTTGAGAAAATATGTTGGGGTCAGCAACTGGCAATATATCTACTCTATCATCAAAGTCTGATTGTTTAATCATTCTTTGGCCCCCAACTACATCATACGGATACTCTTGTGGTAGATATAACTTGAATACTCTAGCTAAAATTCTAAATTCATTTTTTAAAGCTGAGTAAATTCTTTTATGTATTGCTGACATGGTTCTTGAACCACGTTCTAATAATGCAACTGTTGTTCCAACTGCAGCTTGTTGATTGCCATCACCAACTTGTAAATCTGCAATGGATGCAAATCTTTGACCTGCTTGAACCACGACACCCATCAAAGACAATAAAGTCTGAGAAGGTTCTTTAAACGGAAGCATCATAAATGAATCTCTTAAATTTCCACCTGGTGCATCTACATCTCTAAACTCACCTGGTTGAATAGATTGTGCATCATCTCTAATTCTAATACCACGCATTTTAAATCCTGCTGGTAAATTAGATAAAGTTCCTGCATCGAGTAATTGTCTTAATGCAGCTGTTGCTGTACGTGATAATCCACCGATCATATGAATTAAACCAAAACCATAAAAACCTAAACCAGGTAAAAATTTGAAATGAACAAAGTATTGTATCTTACTTCTTTTTGCATCTCCAACTTCATAATTTCTTCTAATAGATAATATCTCTCTAGATCCTTCTTCTAAAGTTACAATATATGGAATCTTAATTCCTGACGGCTCACCAGTCTGTGGGTCTACATGTTCAAATCCTTCAATATCTAAATCCACATGACACTCTAATAAAGTATAAACATCTTCATCTTTTGTTTTTGAAACTCCTTCAAGTTCTCTTTCTTTTTTCTCAACATCGGTTTCTCTGTCTTGAGGTTTTCCAATATCTACGTCTCTATAAAAGCCTGCGACTTGTTGTTTTCTTAAATCGTTTTCTGAAACTTTTACACGATGAATAATTGCTTCCGCATCATCTAATGAGGTAGCTGTGTACGGAACAATTAAATCATCTGCAGGAACAAATTTACTTACGGCTCTTTGTTCCATATCGTCATAGTAGACTTTTTTAAAAGCAGAACCTGCTAATGGTAAATTGAAAAGCATTTGATCGAACTCAGGTTCATACTCTTTCATTTTTTCCATTAACTCATAATTCATAAAATCTTTAACACGTTCAGCTTGTTGTGTTTTTTCTGGAGTAGGCATTCCAAGTATTTGTGTTCTAACCGGTCCATCTGCTGGTAATAATTCTTTATAAGCGAGTGCTTGAAACTGTGTAACTGCTTCAGCTAAAACTGGATGAGTTGCACCAGATGCACCTTGAAATGGCTCTGTTCTATTGTCGTATTTAAAACCTAATAAATCTAAACCTTGTGTATATGTTCTTTGCCAATCTTTTATTGAAGATGAGTAGTCCATATATTTTTGATTTAAGTCTGATGCTAATGAACCTAAAACATCATCAGGTAAAAATTCTGCTAAGTTTGCATAATGCTCATCACCGCCTTCAGGAGTTGCAGCTGCGGGATCTAAATTAATATCAACAGATCCATCTTCGTTTTCTTGGATCTCTACATCATCTGGTAGTTCAGCTTGTTCTTGAGATTCTTCTACTACTTGTTCTTTAATTTGTTCTTCACCTGGAACCTCAAATTCTTTTCTTGGCTCGTTTGGAAGCGCTTTGTCTATTTCTGCCATTTATTTTCTCCGTAAGTTTTACCTCTTTAACAGTATTATAAGAAATATTCAAGCCTTGACTCTGGGGCCCTGATTCCGGAGGCGTGGTCCTACTAAGCTTTTTAACCATTATTCCTTGGATTGACTTGCTAGTTCTCTCATTGCTTGCTTGAATGCTTCTCCAAAACCAACACCTTCAATATCCATGATCTCTTCAATCTTTTCTTTAAGAGCCAAAGTATCCGGGTCCATGGAACCTAATTCAAAACCTATTCTGCCACCATTTGCAGCTTGAACTACTTTGTTCTTTTTGTATTTTAAATATTTTTGAAATTCTTCTGGTGGTATTTCTGGAGTCTTACCACCTTTTACAGGTCCAGTTGTTTTCTTACCTTTTACATTTGTTTTCTGTTCGTCAAAATAATCAGAACCTTCACTATAACCAATTCGTCCACCTTGTGCCATTTTAGGAAAATACTTTTCTGCAAATGAATCAATATCCATTCCAGTTCCTTCTTTACCACCAGCTTCTGTGTACATTCTAAATACCATTGCATTGTATTTAGTATCGCCACCTTTTAATAAACCAATTCGTCCACCACTTGCTTTCATTTGTGGAAGTGTTTCACCTGGATTTTTTTGTATAAAATCTTTTAAATAAGATGCTCTTTCTTTTATAAAATCTTTTGCTTCATCACTACTCATGACTCCAGCGTTTTCTATTTTTTGTACAGATTTTTTTAAAAACTCATTCATCTCACCTTTATCAAATCCACCGAAATAACCTTTGATATATCTATCAGTGTCTTGTTTGAATTTTTCTTCTGTGTATGGTTTTGGTTTTGGAACGTTTGGCATTACAGTACCCCTGCAATACCGCCTTTAGCTTTTTTTTCTGTTTCTTCTTTTTGCTTCTTTAACATTTTTTTAATTTGTTCTACAGAAAGATTTCTTTCAGATTCTGGATAATTTTGTGGATTATATTTTCTATCTAATTGTTCAGCTTTAGCTTTGTAATATTCTTCTTCAGCATCTTTATCAATTACTTCTTCGTATGCTCTACCTGCATCTTTGTATTGCATTCGACCACCGTTCATAGCCATTTGTCTATCCTTCATCATTTGTTTTTTTGTAAAATATTCTCTTGAGAAATCTTCTAAAGATCCGCCATAACCATTTTTCTTAGCGTCTTCAAATTCTTTAAGCATCATAAAGATTTCAAGTTCAAATTCTTCTTCAGGAGTCTCTGAAGCCATCTTAATTGATGGTGCACCTCTATCTAGAGATTTAATACCACCCATATCATCGTATTCTTCTGGATCAGGTATATCTTCTGGAATATCACCAGTCTCGATGTTTCTAAGTAAATCTTTTAATCGTTGTTCGTCTTCTCTTGCCATAATGTCTAATAATACACTTTTGGTTTCTGTTGTAAAGGCTCATCTTCATAATCTTCAGGATGATCAATTAAACCACCTTGTCTAAATCTCATTACTGCCTGAGTCATAGAATCGACTAAATCATCATGATCTCCATAAGGAAATGCAGCACATTCTTCTATTACCTCTTGTGCAAATTCCATATCTGTTGGTGCATATATACGACCAGATTCAAATAATGGAGATACAGAGTTTACTCTTGTGTGCTTATCATTACCACGTGATGGTGTAAAATTAATTACTGGGATACCTGCTTTTCTTAATTCATAAGTCAATGGTAATCCTGATGCTTTTGATTCAACGATTACGGTTTCCGGCTGCCAGTAGCCATATTGTTCTAATGCAACACGTCTTAATTCTGGAAATTCATATCGACCTTTTACAGCATCAACTAACATTAAACATGGACCACTATCTTCTGTTGGATGAAATACTCCCCAAGTGGTAATAGCAGAATAGTCGGCAGTTTCTTTTTTCATAAATGCGGTATCGTAAGATTGTATAACATGTTCTATTTGTGGAAGTTCACCTTCCCAATTTTGCCACCATTCTCTTTTGATCAATGCACCTTCATCACCTGTTGGGTTTTGCATATATTGTGCATTCCATTTTGATAATGGAATAGAAGCACGGACTGATTCTAAATCTTTAATGTTCCAATATTCAGGCCACAGGGGTTCACCGCTTGGCATGATAGCAGGAAATTGAATTACTTCCCATTGATCTGCTTTAGGTTCTTTTTGTGCTTTGATTAATCTTCCTGCAAGATCTTTCTCATTCCATCTTGTCATTACAATTACAATTGTTCCACCAGGTTGAAGACGTTGTCTAGGTCCTGATGTGTACCATTCATAAGTTCTCTCAAGAGCTTGTGCATTCATTGCATCTTGTTCAGTGTGTGGGTCATCAATAATTAATAAGTCCGCACCCCGTCCAGTAATTGCAGAGCCAACACCAGCAGCATAATATTCACCACCTTGTTGTGTTTCCCATTTACCTGCAGCTTGTGAATCTTCTTTAAGTCTTGTTTGAAATACTTCTTTGTACTCTGGTGAATCCATAAGTTGTTTTGCCTTACGACCAAATCGTACAGAGAGTTCAGTTGTGTTAGTAGATTGAATAATTTTTAATTTTGGATTTCTACCTACCATCCACGCAGGAAGTAAGTAAGATGCAAACTCAGACTTAGTATGTCTAGGTGCCATATTAATAATAACACGTTTAATTTTTCCATTTGCAATATCATTAAATTTATTTGCAACTTGTTTATGATGAGATCCTTCTACAAAATCTGGCCATACATGTTTTACGAAAGCCATGAAATCATTTCTAATTGTAGATTGTTTTTTCTTGTCTTTCCATTTAGCCATTACCAAAGCTAATTCTCTTTTTACATCAGGTGGTAACTTTTCAAATTTTTTTAATTTATTTATATCCATAAAAGTGCATTCGAAAAAATTTTCCGCAAAATTTTTTCAGATATGTTTTGAGAACCAAAAAGTAATTTAGGTCTATAAATATCTAAATCCTTGTATAAACCTAAACTATTAGGATCCCTTTTTGTGACTACGTATATCATCATTTAAAAAAAGTTCAAATTCTTAAATCAGTCTGGTACCTCTATCGAGCGAGCGAAGCGAGCGAGTCGCGAAGCGACAGGCAAGCCGGGGGGGGGGGGGGGGGGGGGAGTGCAAGGCTCCCCCCC